TACTTTCAAGTACAACACCCGGATTTGGTCTAAGGAAAAGCACCGCCGGGACAGCACCCACCGCGTCCAGCGATTCGTTGGTGTCGTAGGTAACATCGAGCTGGCTGAGATCGATGGCAGCCACCTGTACCGCATGATGGATGCATTAGAGGCAGACGGCTTATCTAAAGCAACCATTAATCGCTACGTGGCTGCCGTACAGGCGGTGTTGAGCTTCGCCAGGGCGTCTGGTATGGCAGCACGTGTAATCAGCGTTAAAACGCCCTCAGAAGACCACCGCATCCGGTTCTTTAGTGACCAGGAGCTGGACGCGATTGAGCGCTTCTGTGATAACCCTCGTATACCGATGTGGTTTAAGGAGATGTGTGATCTGGCTCGCTACACCGGCATGCGTCACTCAGAGATCAGCAACCTGCGTGACCCATCGAAGGCGCGTGTCGAAGAGGGTGACGATGGTCTGTGGTGGATCACTCTGTTTAAGACTAAGAACGGTGATCAACGTCAGGTAGCTTTGTACAAACAGGAAGCGATTGATGCAGCTCGCAGCCTAGCTGCCGGGTTCCCTTACAATGCAAAAGAGTTCTACCTACTCTGGAACGTCCTTAGAGCGCGTGTAGCGCCTGGTGATAAGGACTTTGTATTCCACGTATTCCGGCACACCGCAGCTAGCGCCATGGCCAACGACATGCGTTTAAACAGCGATGTCATTGGTCAGTGGCTTGGCCACAGAAATCACAAAACAACGTCTAAGTATATCCACATTAAGCCGGAAACTATTGGCGACATTGCAAAACGAATGGCGGCAGCTGGCTAGTTGCTGTTCACCCTTTGTTCTGATAAGCTAAGTCTAAGAAAGATAGAGAAAGGCGAAAAACAATGATTTATTATTATACCAAGCGTTTGTTTGAAGGAGTTTTGTACGGTTGCATGACAACAGCCAGCAGCTGGTGTAACTGCCCTACAGCGCCACCAAACACCGCAGCATTTGATAAAAAACGCTGTTTCAAAAGACTGAAAAGCAGGTCGTATAGCCTTGTTAAAAAAGGCACAGTCGTTGCATCAAAAGATCGTTATTCGGCTGTGAGCTACGGTTTTGTAAATCTTTATACGTCGCACCCAACCCACATTCCCTGTATCCCCTCAGTGATCTCATAACTCATTGTATTTACTGTAATTCTAATTGTGTTCCCCCATAGCATATACGTAGGGGACACTAAGGGGATCAATATGACATCTATGGATAGACTAAATGGCTCTACGCTTGCCCAGCTGCAGCGTGAGAAGCAGATGATGACTGACGGCCACGACCGTTTCTTAGACCGTCAAGCCAAGCTAAAGGATTTAAGCATTGCGCCGGCTAACTCTAGACTTCTGAAGGACGCACTCGCGGCAACCACAGAAGCATTACGTATTAGGTTGGACGAAGCGTGTGCAGCTGATGGTCGGCCTTTCGATTGGGTACTAGATCTAAAGTCTTTGGATACTGAGCTCCTAAGTTACTTAGGTCTCGTGAATTGCATGGAAGGCGTTGGTATGGCTGCGACCAGGACTAGCGTACTTCGCAACATCGGCGGACGTGTCGAAATGGAGCACTTTAGTGTTGAGCTGAAGGCATACGACAAGGCGCTTCACGATAGGATTACAAGCCTCGCTACAAGCAATAACAGCAGCAGCGAGCACCGGAAGAAGGCTGTAAGACACATAGCAGCTAAAGAAGGCTTTGTGCATGATAAATGGTCTCAAGAGCGTAGGATGAAAGCAGCTGCACCCATCCTTAGCGCTATACTTGAGGCATCAGGTGTCTTCGAGGTTTGGACACAGATCAAAGACAACAAGACTGTGTACAGAATTGGTCTGTCCGAGGAAGCCTCAGAGGGCATCGCTGACATCAATCAAGAGATCAGCTGGAATGAGCCTGTGTTTACACCGATGATCACACCACCGAAACCTTGGGACAGTGATGACAGTGGTTGTTACTTAGATCCAGCACTGGCTAGTACTACGCCTCTAGTGCGCCATATGTCACCTAAGCAGCGTGGAATGCTAAAGTCAGCAATACGTAGTCGCCGTATGCAGCCGGCCTTAGATGCACTAAATGCAATCCAGGCTACACGTTACACCATGAACACATACGTACTCGCAGCTGTAGAGTGGGCATGGGAAAACAGCCTACAGCCGGGCTCTAGTTTCCCTCAGCGTGACAAGCTGGAGCACATTAAGTTCCCTGAGAACTACGATGAGCTGTCTGATGAAGACAAAAAGGGCATTCGGCTGAAGGCGCAGGACATCCGTGCTCTCAATAAGCAAGTGGATGCTGATCGCTCGATGATGACCATGGATCTAAGGCAAGCTAGAGACCTGGCTAATTATGAGCATTTCTACTTGCCTCACAGCTTTGACTTTAGGGGTCGTATTTACCCAGTGTGTAACTTCAACACGCACCGCAGCGACCACATCAAGTCTCTATTTACCATAGCTGACAAGAAGCCAATCACTGAATCTGGTGCCAGGTGGATTGCCATCCAGGTAGCCAACACCGGCGACTTCGGAAAGATCAGTAAGCAATCATTCGAAGACCGGGTGCAATGGGTCATCAATAATGCTGATCGTATAGCAGAGATCGGTAACGACTTCGAGGGTACCTATGATGGCGATGATCCTGAGCAGCTGTACTGGTCTAAGGCAGACAAGCCATTTGCATTCCTGGCTGCTTGCCGAGAGTTCTTTGGCTTCTGGGTTCACGGCACTGACTACGAAAGCGGCTTGCCTATCAACCTCGATGGTTCCAACAGTGGCATCCAACACTTTAGTGCGGCCAGCTGTACTGAGACTGACGGAGCCCTGGTCAACCTGGTGCCAGGCGACAAGCCTCGGGACATCTACCAGGCTGTAGCAGACAAGGTGACTGATCTGTTGAAGGCTGACGATGACCCGGTGGCTAAAGAGTGGCTCGACTATGGTGTCACAAGGAAAGTCGTAAAGCGCAACGTGATGACCTACGGATACTCAAGTGGCATCTACGGCTTCACGGATCAGCTAATGGAAGACCTGATGATCCCACTGCGTAACAGTGTGAGAAAAGGTGACCTGGATAAGCACCCATTTAGTGACCCAGGTAAGGCTGCCAGGAAGCTAGCCAATGCAAACTGGACAGCCATAAACCAGGTCATCGTAGGCGCTGCAGATGGCATGCGGTTCTTCCAGGCGTTTGCACATGCCCTGGCTGACGTTAATCAGACCATGAGCTGGTTTACGCCGGTCGGGTTCCCAGTCGATAATGCGTACTATAAAAACAAAGCTAAGCGTCTACGTATCTACCTATACGACAAGCAGGTAGACAGCCAGGTACGCACCAGCGCTGTACTCAACATGGCCGACATTCGGACTGTTGATAAACGCAAGTGTGGTGCAGCTGTGAGCCCTAACATGATCCACAGCCTGGACAGCAGTCACCTTATGAGCACTGTTCTCAAGTGTCTCACGAAAGGTGTGCGTAACTTCATGCTAATTCATGACAGCTTCGGCACAGTGCCGGCAGACACTGACAAGCTCTTCATGGCTGTACGTGAGGCGTTTGTCGCACAGTACGATGGCGTGTGTATCTACAGTTTCATCACTGATCAGATCCTCGAACACATCGACCTGGGCTTGGACAAACAAGCGCCAACAATACCAACTAAAGGCAGCCTGGACATAAAGGCTGTACTGCAGAGTGACTACTGCTTTGCGTAGTCTGTAATGTGCGTGGGGGACTTGTGTTCCCCCATAGCATATAGACCCCATAAAAAAGAAAACGAGGATCGTATGCACCCCAGAGAAAGGGTGTTGGAACAGGCGCGTCTACTCGAATCACAAGACAAACCAATCCCTGCCGACCTGGAGCGCGAAGCCAAGCGCCTGGGTCTACAGCTGACACCAAACATCAAGAACAAAATGAAACAAGGAGTATCCAAAAATGGCAAAAGTAGCATTTGAAACACATAAAGGAACAGCAGAATACCCCTGGCTTAACGTACCTGACACACAGTTCGACGCTGAGGGTAAATATAAGACTGGCTTACGTGTACCAGCTGACCAATGCAAAGAGCTGCGAGACAAGATCCGTCAGTTTGCTGTGGATGAGTTCGGCAAGAAAGCTGAGACAGCCAAAGTGCCATACAAGCAAGACCCAGATACCGGTGAGATCATCTTGAATGCAAAGTCAAAGTATCAGCCCAAGGTCTATGACAGCAAGGGTCAGATCATCGTACCGAGCAACCTGCCTCAGATCTGGGGTGGTTCTGTATTGAAGATGGGCGGCACCCTGCATGCCTATAACAGCGCCGGTAATATGGGCGTTTCGATGCAGCTCACAAAGATCCAGGTCATTGATTTAGCAGAGCGCCAGGAAGACGGCGGCGGCGGCTTCGCTGCAGAAGAGGGATCATTTGTAGCCTCAGAGCAAACAAACGAAAGCAACGATAATGGCTTCAAAGAAGACAAACCGGAAGACGGCTTCAGCGCCAACTTCTAGACAGAGAGCCATCAAGAATGGATATCGCTCAGGGCTCGAAGATAAGACAGCAAGACAGATCAAGGAAAGCGGTCTTGAGGTTTTATATGAGACTGAGCGTATCCAGTTTGTATGGCCTGAGCGCCAGGCGCACTACACACCAGACTTCCGGCTGCCAAAACCTGGCGGCTATTTTTATGTAGAGACAAAAGGGCGTTGGATAGCTGAAGACAGACATAAGCATTTGCTAATAAGGCAGCAATGCCCGGACATCGATATACGCCTGGTGTTTAGCAATGCAAACGCAAAGCTCTACAAGGGCTCACCGACCACCTATGCCAAATACTGCGACAAGCATGGCATCCAATACGCACACAAAGTAATTCCCGAAGATTGGCTGCAGGAGAGCAAAGATGCAACCATCGAAAACAACAATGGAGACTTGGGGTCAGGAGAATGACGCCGGTAGGTTCGTGGCACATGAGCCATGCGATGCCTGTGGATCTAGTGACGCCAGGGCAATATATGACAATGGCGAAAGAGGATACGCAGCGTACTGCTTCAGCTGTACCGACCACCAAACCTTCGACCAAGACTTCCAACCCACCAGCTCAGCAGCTGCGGCAGAACTTATACAGGCAGCGCATCAAGCAAAGCCGGAAGGTTTACTCCAGGGCGAGATCCAAGCAATCCCGGCCAGGGGAATAAGCCAGGAAGTTTGCAAGAAGTTTGGCTACCGGGTGGGTACATACCAGGGGCAGCCTGTACAGATAGCTACTTATTATAACCCTGGCGGCACACCAGTCGCGCAGAAGATCAGATTTAAGAACAAAGACTTTAAGTTACTCGGTGACGGCAAGAAGCTACCACTATTTGGATCACATAGGTGGCAGGGCGGGAACCGCTTGGTCATTACAGAAGGTGAGCTCGATGCCATGTCAGTGGCGTCTGTAATGCATGCAACAGCCTGTGTCAGTTTACCAGCTGGCGCTGCTGCGGCTGTAAGAGCAATCAAAGATAACTGGGACTACGTTGCCCAGTTTAAAGAAGTTATCCTGTGCTTTGACATGGACGAGCCAGGTCGCAAGGCTGCCATCGAGGTAGCTGAGCTTCTACCGGTCGGACAAAGTCGCATCTGTTTTCTCCCTTACAAGGATGCGAACGAGACTCTACTACAGGGCAAGCACAAGGATATCGTCGGTGCCATTTTAGAGGCGAAAGTATATCGCCCGGATGGCATCGTGGCCGCAGCCGATATCAGAGATGCCATTGGTGTGGTGGACGCGGCCTCCGCCATTGCTTATCCATTTGCACGTCTGAACGAGGTAACACTCGGTCTTCGCGAGGGTGAGTTGGTCACTATTACGGCTGGATCTGGTATCGGCAAGTCTACACTGGTACGTGAGATCGCTTACTCGCTGCATACTGCCGGCCATAAGGTCGGGATGATCATGCTAGAGGAAAGCAACAAGAAGACCATCCTGGGTATGCTCGGTATCCACATGAACAAGAACGTCACTGTGGATCGAACAGGTGTCGAAGAGGCTGACTTATACAAAGCCTTCGATGAGCTGTTTCCTGGCGACAACCAGGTGTATCTCTACGACCACTTCGGATCGTCTGAGGTCGATACCATCATTCAGCGGATACGCTACATGGTGGCAGCCCTGGACGTAAAGTGGATCATCCTGGATCACGTATCAATCATGATCAGCGGCCTGGCGGTTGCTGACGAACGTAAGGCCATAGACATAGCCTGTACGGCTCTCAGAACGCTTGTGAGCGAGCTTAACATTGGCCTGATAATGGTGAGCCACCTGCGCCGTCCAGAGGGCGACAAGGGGCATGAGGAAGGCAGCAAAGTACGCCTGTCTCAGATACGCGGCTCACATAGTCCTGTGCAGCTGAGTGACATCGTTATTGGTCTACAGGTTGATCCTGACGACCCTGACGGTGCCTACAGATATCTGCATGTGCTGAAGAACCGGTTTACCGGTGAGACCGGTGTCGCCGGCAAGGTAAAATACAACCTGGAAACAGGACGCTTACTAGAGGCTAGCGACACCTTTTAACGAGGTGTAGCCATGTGTTTTATCAAGCTCAGAGATACTCTGACTGGCCAGCTTTTGTTTGTGAAAGAGGGTGATGGTTTCAGCGTCACCACAGACCCATTCAAAGCCAAATCATTCAAGATCAAATCACAAGAAACCCTGGATTGGTTCGACAAGTTCGAAACCAATTTGCATGGGCTATTCCCAGCGCCCCAGTGGCACGTGACGTTTATGGAAAAGGAGAGAAACTATGACGAATACTGTACCGACAATGGATCAGCTAAGGGAAGCTCTGAAGCTGCCGCTGGAGATCCCACAGTACGAACCGAAGAACAACAACAGCCTAAGACATCAGTCGATAATGCGCTGGATGATGAAAACCAATGAAGGTGATGTCATCGAGTGCCGGCGCGGCGCTCATCGATCTAAGTGGGATCGTGAAGGATGAACATAAGCACTCATTACGGAACGCATAAATATGCCGGGCGTAAATCTCACGTGATCAAAGAACACGACAAGTACGTGGTCATCATGATCCAGGACGCCGCGATTGTCGAAGAACGTGAGATCACCGGACACACACAACAATACGCCGAAGATGCAGCAGAGAACTGGGTGCTCGGCGTCATTTGACATCGAGTGGAGAGCAACCATGAAACGCATCGTCTTCGACATCGAGACTAACGGTCTCGACCCTGACGTTATCCATTGTCTGATCTGTGAAGACTTAGATACGGATTCAATCAAATCGTTTACAGCTGACAATATGGAAGATGGGCTGCAGCTACTCGCCCAGGCTGATGAGATCATTGGCCATAACATAATCAGCTACGACATTCCCAGCCTTCAGAAAGTCTACAGCAGTTTTGTTCTCCCTGACACTGTACGTGTAACGGATACGCTAACGCTCTCCAGGCTGATCCACGCCGACCTTACCAATGAAGACTATGAGACCAACTGGTCACATGCAGACGCTGAGATCCTCCCGAAGCGCATGTATGGTTCCCACAGCCTGAAGGCATGGGGTCTACGTATTGGTCTTCATAAAGGTGACTATGATGGGGGCTGGGAAACCTTTAATGAAGACATGTGGTACTACTGCGTCCAGGACGTAAAAGTCACCAAGGCTCTGTACAAGAAGTTAGACCCGGACAACTACAGTCAGCCGGCTGTCGAGCTTGCTCATACCCTGGCAACACTATGTGACAAGATCGGTAAGTTTGGCTGGACGTTCGACGTGAAGAAAGCCAACGAGCTGTATGCTGTCCTGGCAGCCAGGCGCTCAGAGATCGAGGGTGAGCTGCATGACTTGTTTGACCCTTGGGAGATACACGAAGAGTTCATCCCAAAGCGTGACAACAAGACCCTGGGCTACAAAGCCGGTATACCATTCGACAAAGTCAAAGTCGTGCAGTTCAATCCAAACAGCCGGCGGCACATCGAGCGCTGCCTGACACATAAGTATGGCTGGACGCCTAAACTAACCACCGCCCAGGGACACGCACAGATCGATGAGACTGTGTTGTCTTCGCTGGACTACCCAGAAGCACAAAAGCTCGCTGAGTTCTTCATGATTCAGAAGCGCATTGGGCAGCTGGCTGAAGGCAACCAGGCATGGCTACGTCTGCAGCGTGACGGAAAGCTACACCACAGCATCATTAGCCAGGGTACTGTCACACACCGGGCATCACACCGTAATTGTAACCTTGCTCAGGTGCCGGCCACCAGGCTGCCATACGGTAAGCAATGCCGTGAGCTATTTACAGTACAACCAGGCTACAAGCTGCTAGGTGCAGACCTATCAGGAATCGAGCTGCGCTGCCTGGCGCATTACATGGAAAACAGCACGTACACCAGGGAGCTCCTGGAAGGTGACATACACACCGTAAACCAGCGAGCAGCTGGCCTCGAAACACGCGACCAAAGTAAGCGGTTTATCTATGCGTATCTCTACGGTGCCGGCGCTGCCAAGATTGGTGAGGTGGTCGGTGGCGGCTTCAAAGAAGGTAGGCAGCTGCTTGATCGTTTCAATGAACGGATGCCAGCTGTAGGACGCCTGAGAAAGGCCGTAGAGAGCGCTGCAGAGCGTGGTTATCTACTGGGGCTCGATGGTAGGCACATCAAGATCAGAAGCCCTCACAAGGCTCTGAACAGCCTTCTGCAGGGTGCTGGCGCAACCATCGCGGCTACCTGGCTAATCGAGACACAAAAGCAACTGATCGAAGCTGACCTGGACGCCAACATCATGGCCTGGGTTCACGATGAAATCCAAATACAAGTCAGAGAAAGGGACGCAGATCATGTCGGTGATATCGTTCGAAAAAGCGCGGAAAGCGCTGGAGAAGCGTGGGATTTCTGTCTCCCAGTCGCAGCTGAGTGGCAGCTCGGAGACAGCTGGGCAGACACCCACTAAAGAATACGATCTGACACTGCACGACCTGGAAATGTGGGTCGTCCTGGATCGAGCGCTACGGCGTCCGTTTACCACCAAAGGTCAGTTTGCCAGGGACAGCGCAACCATCATTGCATGCGCTGCCGACCTCGGGCTGATCTCTACCAGGATCGATGAAGAGCGTTGGGGCAACGTCTGGTTCATCACTCAGCACGGTATGGATTTTCACAAGGGGATATTAAATGAAATTACTGATTGACGCCGACATCTATGCCTTCCGGGCAGTAGCGGCAACAGAAGAAGAGACAGACTGGGGCGATGACATTTGGTCACTCTCTACTGATCTGAAGGTAGCAAAAAGGATCGTCCAGGAATCATT